GGAACTGTCCTTCTTGTCGATGGGCTTAACCTATTCCTTCGCCACTTCACAGCGAATCCAGCGATGGGTTCAAATGGAAACCACGTCGGGGGAATCGTCGGCTCTCTATACGATCTCAACGCTATTGTACAGAGGTTTAAGCCTCACAAGGTGTATGTCGTATGGGAAGGCGGCGGTTCTCCTCGCCGGCGGCAGATCTTTCCTGAGTACAAGGCGCATCGGCGGCCCGAACGTCTGAATCGCATATACGCAGATGAAATCAAGACAACTGTGTCTGACCATGATAACCAGATCAAGGACATGGTGAACTTGCTGAAGATGTTGCCTGTCAACCAGCTGTACGTTCCTGACTGTGAAGCCGATGACATCATCGCATACATCTGCAGGTATGAGCATCCAAGTGACCTACACGTGATCCTGTCATCAGACAAGGACTACTACCAACTGGTATCAGACAAGACCGTGATCTACTCGCCCACGTCGAAGAAGATCATCCAGGTCCAGGACGTGATTGACAGGTTTGGCATACACCCGAATAACTTTGCTCTCGCAAAGGCGGTGTGCGGGGATCCCTCAGACAACATTCCTGGAATTTCGGGTGTTAAGTTTAAAACCCTATCAACCCGATTTTCTAATTTAACAGACGAAACGCCAGTTATGTTAGACGATTTCTTTTTAGCGGCTCGACAAGCTGCTGGAAACTCTACGATCAAGGCCCATAAGCAGATCGTGGAGGGGATCGACACCATTCGAAGAAATTGGGAACTTGTCTATCTTGACACAGGCATCCTATCAGGAACGCAGGCAAAAAGGATACAAGACTTGTGCGTTGCTTGTAAGATTAATCGCGACAAGATAGGATTCATTCGTTACCTCTTGAGTTTGGGCATCCAAACTTTTAACGCAGACTTGATTTTCTACACATTTAGTCACATTGGAGCATAAGGTGTCGGGTTCCGCACACTTCAGCCAGTATGGTAAGAGCTTTCAGGAGAAGATCTTTCAAGGTCTTCTGACAGACAGGTCATGGGCAACTCAGATGACTGAGATCATGACACCTGAATACTTTGACCTAAAATACCTTCAATACCTCTGTAAGTCATATTTTGGCTATCACCAGAAGTATAAGGACTTTCCAACACTAACGCTGCTCGTCACTATCATTCGTGATGACCTCAAGGAGGGTAAGGACACGATTCTCCGCGACCAGATCGTGGAGTTCCTACAGCGCATTCGTGTCAACCCAGACATGGGTGACTTACAGTTTGTCAAGGACAAGTCGCTTGATTTCTGCAAGAAACAGGCCATGCGTGAAGCTCTTGAGAAGGCAGTCGAATTGATTGCGACAGATAATATTGACTCTGTCGTTGATCTTATGAAGAATGCTCTTGCAGCCGGAACTCCTGCTGCAATTGGTCATGACTTCTTTGAGGACACCGAGGCGAGATTTATCAAGACTCGTCGACAGACATGTCCAACTGGTCTGCCCCAGATCGACGCACAGGACATACTTAACGGTGGCCTGGGTCGAGGTGAGCTTGGTGTAGTTATCGCACCCACAGGAGTTGGTAAGTCACACTTCCTTGTTCAAATGGGTGCTGAGGCATTACGTGTCGGTAAAAATGTCGTTCACTATACCTTTGAGCTATCTGAAACGGCCGTTGGTCTTCGTTTTGACTCAAATCTCTGCGAGATTCCAAGCAGCGACGTCATCGACAGAAAGGAAGAAGTCCTTGAATTCTACAAGCAAAACTCTCTCGGTCGTTTGATAATTAAAGAATACCCGACAGGAACTGCGTCGGTTCAAACAATTCGTAATCACATTGAGAAGTTACTCTTGAAGTCATTTGTTCCAAGCGTCATCATCATCGATTACGCTGATATTATGAAGTCTTCAAGAAAATTTGATTCGTTGCGGCATGAACTTAAGCTGGTGTACGAAGAGCTTCGTAATCTTGCAATGGATCTAAACGTTCCCATCTGGACTGCATCACAGGCAAATCGTGAAGCATCAAATTCAGAGATTGTCGGTCTTGAGAACATGTCTGAGGCCTACGGCAAAGCCATGGTTGCAGATGTCGTATTGTCCATCTCACGCAAGGCAAACGAAAAGGCGACAGGTGCAGGAAGGATCTTCGTTGCAAAGAATCGAGCAGGCAGAGATGGAATGCTCTATCCAATGCAGATCGATACCTCAATGTCAAAGTTTAGGCTTATGGACACAAATGAGATGACGCTAGACGATGCAGTGAAATCTGATGGTCACAGCATGAAGAAGCTTCTCAAAGAAAAATGGGACGAGGTTAACGCTAAATGATCGGAGTGTATGTTATGTTTGGAGTCATATCATGTCTGTAAAAGATAATATTGTAGATTACTTCAAGGGCGATGACCTCGCTGCTGATGTTTTCAACAAGTATGCCTTGCGAGATAGCGCGGGCAATAGGATCGAACAGCTTCCTACTGAGACTTTTAGGCGTCTAGCCAGCGAGTTTGCGCGTATCGAGGCAAGGTACCCTAACCCAATGTCAGAAGATGAGATTTTTGATCTTCTTGACGAGTTCAAGCAGGTCGTACCTCAAGGTTCGCCGCTCTCGGGAATTGGTAATCATTACCAGCTTCAGAGCTTGTCCAATTGCTTTGTCATTGATCAACCGCACGATAGCTACGGTGGCATCCTCTTCTCGGACCAAGAGCAGGTCCAGATTATGAAGCGTAGAGGTGGCGTAGGTATGGATGTTTCAAATATCCGACCCAAGGGTCAACCCACTACAAATGCTGCCAGGACAACAGACGGCATCGGCATCTTCATGGAGCGTTTCTCCAACTCCACCCGAGAAGTTGCACAGGGCGGACGGCGCGGAGCGCTGATGCTTACGATCGATTGTCGTCATCCAGAGATCGAGACCTTCATCGACATCAAGCGAGACCTCAAAAAGGTCACCGGTGCCAACATCTCCATTCGCTTTACAGATGAGTTCATGCAGGCTGTGGAAGGGAACACTGGATTCTGTCTTCGCTGGCCGGTCGAGGCTCATCCCGAGGATGCTGAGATTGTCAAGATGGTTGACGCAAAGCAGATCTGGGATAAGTTAGTCGATGCTGCGTGGGCGTCAGCTGAGCCTGGTGCACTCTTCTGGGATACCGTCATAAATGAAGGCATTGTTGACTGCTATCGTGATGTAGGCTATAAGACAATCTCTACAAATCCATGTGGAGAAATCCCGCTAAGTCCGTATGATAGCTGTCGTCTGATGGTTGTCAATCTTACTTCTTTCGTCAATGATCCGTTTGGAAAGAATCCCACGTTTGACTTCGATCGTTTCAATTCTGTTGTCATGAAGGCTCAGCGGCTCATGGATGACCTCGTCGATCTTGAGATTGAATGTGTGGATCGAATACTCGAGAAGATTGAGCGTGATCCACAGCCTGAACATGTCAAGAAGATTGAGCGAGACCTCTGGGAGAAGATCAAGGCAGCAGGCAGCAACGGTCGGAGAACAGGTCTGGGCGTCACAGGACTTGGTGATGCACTTGCTGCACTTAACATTCAATATGGAAGCAATTGTTCAATAACAGTGACAGAGGAGATCTATAAGGCGCTCGCAGTTGGCGCACACAGATCTTCACTCATCATGGCGCAAGAGCGTGGTGCTTTCCCTGTCTGGGACTACCAGAAGGAGAAGGATCACACTTACTTGAAGAAAGTAATCTCCACGTGCAACGGTAGCTATTATGAGATGTGGAAGGCGACAGGACGTCGTAACATCGCTCTCACGACTACGGCGCCTGTTGGCTCCATCTCCTGTCTCACTCAGACCACAAGCGGCATCGAACCTGCTTTCCTCCTCTCGTACAAGCGGCGCCGCAAGATCACACAGGGTGACACGAAGTCAGTACCTGACTTTGTTGACCAGCTGGGTGACAAGTGGCAGGAGTACACGGTCTACCACCACTGGTTCAAGAAGTGGATGGATGTGACCGGCAAGACCGATCCAAAGGAGAGCCCATACTGGGGCGGAACTGCCAACGACATCGACTGGGTGAAGTCAGTTGACATCCAGGCGGCAGCACAACGGTGGATTGACCACAGCATCAGCAAGACCTGCAATCTTCCAAACTCTGCAACTCGTGAGACAGTCAACGACGTCTACATGCGCGCTTGGAAAGAGGGCTGTAAGGGATTCACGGTTTACCGTGACGGTTGCAGAACGGGCGTCCTCATCTCTACAGAGGAGAAGAAGGAAGAGAAGCCTAAGTCTGCTGCCGATGTCCACCCAAAGCGTCCCAAGGAGCTCCAGTTTGACATCCATCGTGTCAATGTGAAGGATGATGCAGGTAAGACGCAGTCCTGGATGGTTCTCGTAGGCCTCAACGAGGGTAAGCCCTATGAGGTCTTTAGCGGTCTTGCAAATCACATCGAGGTTCCAAAGAAGTCTAAGACGGGCACGCTAATCAAGAATGGCAAGGTGAATGGGATCTCAACTTATAATCTTCGAGTTCCAGTTGGCATAGATGATGAGATCCTCTTCAAGGATGTCGCCAACCTGTTTGCCAATCCGACGCAGGGCGCGTTCTCAAGAACGATCTCTCTTGCACTTCGTCACGGCGTTCCAGCCAACTTCGTCGTAGACCAGCTCCAGAAGGACAAGGAGTCAGACATGTTCACATACGCACGTTGCATTGCACGTGTCCTCAAGGGATACATCCCAGATGGCACAAAATCAACCAACGAGAAGAAGTGCAAGGAATGCGGTAGCGATCAAGTCTTCTATGTCGAAGGATGTGTTACATGTGCAAGTTGCGGAAGCAGCAAGTGCGGGTAAAATAACACATTAAATTAAGAAAGGCTACCTTCGGGTAGCCTTTCTTGTAAACAAGCCAACAAAAAGGTATAATAACTACATGAATATCATTACACGCGTCTCTCCCCTCATCAAGGAATGCGAACTTCGCGCTCCTCCCATCATCATCCGAGTTAACAAGTTTGACGAAGACTCCGCCAAGGAGTTTAACCAGCACATGTCGATTGCTCAATGCTCTGGACAGAGTGTTATTCCTGTCGTCATTGACAGCTATGGCGGTGAGGTTTACTCACTGATGACCATGATCGATTCTATCAAGGCATCACGTGTTCCAGTTGCAACAATTGTTGAAGGCAAGGCTATGTCCTGCGGCGCCGTTCTTCTCACATGTGGCGCTCCTGGTATGCGCTATGCATCTCCACACTCCACAATCATGATCCACGAGGTTGCAAGCGCCGGTCGCGGCAAGGTTG